TTATCTTCCTATATTGAGTATGTTCCTTCGGGCAGTGTTGCACTACCAGCTTTTACTTCTATATTGCCTGCGCCTACCGTAGACAACGCCTCTAAAGCCGATTTAATAGTTGCAGCACTTGCATTGTGAGCTATGGGTGATGTGGTTTGACCGCCAAAGCTGAGCGTAAATGTACCGCCGTTAGCGACAACCTTTAGATGTTGTATTTCATTTCTAGTTATTGATCCAGTGGAAACAGTAGCGTCATTCTTTCTAATGAATAATCCGTAACAATTTTTAGCTGTCACCATAGATAGTTGTTCTCTACCTAAAATTCTATTAGAGCGTACATGGCAGCCAGACGCTAAATCAATACTGATATTTGACTGCCAACTAGATCTAGCAAAAGAGTTATCTACCTCTAAGCAATCCAGAGTGCTGTCTGGAGCAGCGTATAACCATTTATAATCTCTTCTGTAGTCTGAACCACTAGAGGGTATAATCAAGCCAGCGCCTTCAAGACTCTCGTCTCCAAGATACCCACACGGCTCTCCAGTTCCCCCATCACATATACCGCTAGTTGCAAGATAGAGAGTCCTACATTCGTACAGGCAGCTAGACATCTCTTTGTATGTGTAGGTGTTTATAGAAGCAACACCACTAACGGTAAGATTCTGAAAGTATCCAGATTTCCATTGCAGATCTTCATGGCCAAGAGACCACTCTTTGCTTTGCGCGGGAACTATGCTTCCAGAGACAGTGATTAACCCCTGACCAGATGGGCTGGGAGTATTGAAGCCAACCTTGCCGCCAGAGAAGTAGATATCATCGTTTATTCTAAACTGATCTTGGTTGGAGTCTATACTGTGTTCTACATAAACATTAGACCAAGGCATAGCAGTGTGACCAAGAGCATATGCTCCAGACCAAGCTGGGGATACAGCGCCTGAAACCTGCAACGTTCCATAGTCGTGCAAACTCTGAACGCCGATTCCAATTCTTTTTGTATCTAATTCACCAAATATAGTTGGGTCAGTACCAGCCTCTATACCTTCTCCGCAAAGAGAATCACTGTCTACATCGTGAACACCGATATATAACTTGTGACTGGTATTTTCACCGATGTAATAACCAGCCCCGTGACCAACAGCTATGTTGTAGTTACCACCCTTATTTCTCTGCAAGGTGTGGCTACCAATACCTATATTACGATCACCTTCTATATTTCCGGCTAACGCATTGTGTCCGAGAGCTGTGTTGCCAAAACCATAGACACTACATCCTAAAGCATGAGAACCAATAGCGGTATTACTATAGCCATTGTAATTCTGTGCTAAAGCTGAATAGCCGACTGCCGTGTTATCTACACTTGTGTAACTAGGATGGCCAAGCTTACTAAGAGCTAACTCACCAATCTTGGTTGTTCTCGTAGCATGAGTTCCAATGTTGGCAAAATTAACATTGACTCCAGAGGTAAATGTCTCACCCCAAATAGAGTCAATGATATTTAATAAGTTGGTTCTAACGTCTCTTGGGGATATTTGACCAGTAGAGTTATCCTGCAGGTCAGTACCTATATTTTGAGCAAGTGTCTGCTTGTCTAATTTCATGACTTACCTACCTGATTTTTAATCGAAGCTAATTTCTAGACTCTTATAGTCAAACTTTACGTTGTCCCCTTTATATATAATTCTAGGATTATCCAGAGTAGCGTGCATAAGCACATTACCTTCTCCAACAGTGGCGTTGTCAAAGATGTAAACGCCAGAAACCCAGCCCCAGTCTTGAAGGGCTGTGCTGAATACTAATTGTCCACTATTTCTAATAACACCACTTCCTGCATCGTGGTCATCTGGGTCATAATGCCAAGTTGTCGCGCCTAGACTGGCGGGATCACCAAGGTTTAGTCTTCCATATCCATTTGCTGAGGAATCTCCAGCCGTAGTGCTGAGCTCTCCGCAAGTTCCCCCAGTTGCTGCATCATATGTACCAGTGGGAGTGGCTACTCCATTCACATCCACCACAACGCCACTACTTAGCCCTATGGCTATAACACTAGGAGCACTAAATGTTTGACCCTTAAAAATATGGTGTAAAAGGCCTGATTCTAAATAATTTGAAAGTGCGGCCATTTTAATCTCCTATTTAAGATCCTGTACGAAAATGTTCTATAGTAATAATACACATAAAAAAAGAGCCACCCCTAGTTATAAGAGGTGACTCTCTCTATGAGCCTAGTTGATATTCTGATTAGAATGAGCCTAAAATAACTCGTCTATTATCAAGAACACCAAAGCCAATTTCAGCAAAGCCGTAGTATCCAGCGCGCTGTTGTCTGTGAAGAGTAGGATCTTCAAAGATTTCCAGCTGAGCCTTAACAGGCATTACAAAGCTGTCATTGCTTGATTGGTCTAAACCAACTACAAGCTCAGTGTCAGAACCCTGAACTGCACCAGACAATTCGCTGGTGAAGAAGTCTTGGTACTCTTGGCCTTCACCAAGTTCATCCATGTCGTGAAGATTAACACCAAAGATTCTAGTGATTGGAGCTCCGCCTTCAGCGGCTGTGTAGATTTCTCTACGAGTCACTTCATCAATTTGGTCTAATCCCCAGTTGCGAACATCTTCAAGAGCTTCTGGGCTGACATAAAGGTCAGTCAAGCGACCACGACCTACGGAAGCAGCGTTACCGCCTGAGTTACGACGCATAACAGTTTGCATCAGAGAAACAAGTCTCTTGCTAAACTGACCTGCTGTAGCATCAGCATCGTAAACGAGGATATTGCGGTCAACGCCAGCGGCCAACAAGGTGTGCCATCCGTCGTCATTCATCTTCTTGACAAAACCAGCTTCCAGAACTTGCATAGCGCGTGCTACAATGTCCCAGCGAGCTTCACGAGCATATCGAAGTAGGTAGTCGATTGAACTGGTGATGCTATAGGTTGGGATCATTACGTAGTCGCCTTCGACGCTACGTTCTGGGATTCTACCGTGACCGGGATTCGTGTAAGCTACATGCTCACCTTCAAGGCCCGGAGCGATAAGGTCTAATGGAAATTCCGTGGTTGCACCCGGTTCTACGTTGATGGTTTCAAAAATGTCGCCAAGAACATTACCAACCAAGACACCCTTACGGAGTGGAAGTTCTAGGGCTTTTGCAAACTCACGCTGCGCAGCTTGTGCAACTTGAATGTCGCTGTCCCCAGAATTTTTTAGTAGAGCGATGAATTCATCGCTTGGTCTATCTGTAAAAGCCATTTTAAAATTCTCCTGTTAATAGGGCTATTAGTTGTTAGTACCGTGGTTAGGAAGATTAACTTCTACTTTGGCATATCCATCTTCGTCGATGCGGCTTAGGAATCGTCCAATAGGAAGATTACCAGAGGCAACTACTGAAGCTGCACATACATTAGTAATGTTACCGGCTGCTGATGCTGAAGCGTATGCTACATCACCGGGAGCAACAGTAACACTGTCAATCTTATTAGTCACAACATAACCTTTTCGTAAGATCGTAACCTTACTACCGAGTTGTACTTCGTCTTTATGTTGATTCAAGTGAGTTCTTGTCAGGTCTTTGTTAACAACGTCGTTAAGCAAAATTCCAACAGGAACGTCGGTGTTGGCTACTGCCTTTTCCTTAACCAATGCTACGCCTTGATCCATTGCTGCACCAGAGCCAGTACTAGTATAAGGGGCAGAACCGGAATCGTGAACAACAACCCCACCACGAGTAGCAACAGCTGCATTCATGAAGAAGCTGATGTCAGTTTGTAGTTCGTATCTATCTGCTTTAAGAGCCATTTCTAAATTCTCCTATACTTATTTAGTGAAAACGTTTTCAGAAAGCCACGATGCAATGCTAGCTCTGGTAGTTTCTAACTCATCAGATTCTTCTGCTTCTACTAACGTAGCTTCAGTAGTTTCTACTTCGTCAAAAAGTTCTTCAGAAACTTCAGCTTCTGCTTCTTCTGCTTCTTCTGTTGATTCTTCAGCTTCAGTTTCTTCGGACTCGGCTTTTTTGCCCGGCCCGGATAGACCTTCAGCTTCTTTATCTTTCTTATCTTTTTTGTCTTTCTTCTCCATCAGAGCGATGACAGCTTCAAAAGCTTCGTCGTCAAGAGCTTCAAAACTAGCAAGAGATTCTTCTACGTCTTCTTCGCTGATTCCAGCTTCTACAAGGGTAGCTTTTCTCTTCTCTTCCTTCTCTTTTTTCTTCATTTCTTCCATTTTGTCCATGGCTTTTTTCTTATCTTCTTCAGATATAGCCAAGGCTTCTTCTAGTTCAGCGATACGAGCATTGAAAGTCGCGATGGACTCTTCAAGTTTCGCAATTGCTTCATCTTTGGTTTGAACGTCAGCTTCAAATGCTTCAACCGTTGCAGCAAATTCTTTATCTTTTGCTTCTTCAATCTTAGCCTTGATTGCCTCGTTTTCTTGTTTAGCAGTTGCGAGTTCTTCTCTAAGATCCGCTACCTGCTTTTCTAACAAATTATCAGACATTCTAATATCTCCTATAGAAAACTTATTAGTGCTATCGTCGTCATTTACGTAAAAAGCCTTGCTAGAATTAAGTATTACACTTCTTGGATTGGCCGGTTTTGCAACCAAACCTTTTCCAGAAAATGCAATATTACGCAAGGCCCTACCAACTTTAAATCCCTCATATTCTCCAGTTCCGCCGTAACACCTGAGATGCTTAGTTAGAAATGCAGAATCTTCGTCTCTTGCCAAAACTTTGCCAGCTCCATCGGGGTCTAGTAGAGCATAATCAAAGCCTGCAAATAGGCACTCCATTGAGACAAACCATTTTCCTTCCTCAATCTCCGCAATAATCTGTTCCATTCGTGCCCTGTTTTCAGGATCAGTCCAGCTATTGTATATAACGGCCTGACTAACGATATCGAACTGTTGCGGAAATTCTTT